TGGTTCCATATGTGGTGGCAGCAAGGTTCAGGGTGAACGACTCCGATCAAGATTTCTACGAAACCTGCCAGCCCTCGCAAGACTTACAGACGGAGTTAAGGAAGCTGCAGGAAAGGGCTATCTCGTTGGGTTGGACGGAAGATGGATACATGTACGGAGTCCACACGCTGCATTAAACACACTACTCCAAGGAGCTGGTGCTGTCATATGTAAGCAGTGGTTGGTGATGCTTGAAGCACACCTCCAAGCCCAAGGTCTTAAGCATGGGTGGGATGGTGACTATGCCTTCTGCGCTTGGTCTCATGACGAAGTACAGATAGCTTGTCGTGATGCTGAAGTAGCCACGATGGTTGCTGAACTAGCAACTAAGTGTGTGACCCTAGCTGGTGAACACTTTAACTTCCGCTGCCCCACTGCGGGTGAAGCAAAGATCGGAACCAACTGGAGCGAAACACATTGAACGATCACCTATATGAAGTAGTACATGAAGCATACCTAAATCAATTCACAGTGCAATCTAACTATGCCCGAGAACATTCTCAAGAGGTAGCCTCGGCTGCATCCCTTGGATTGATCTCTACCCTTGAAGCCCCCATGGTATTTGGTAGGCAGTGGCGGGTAACAGGTGTGGGGTTGCAGTTCATTCGTAATGGCGGACACCTATGAAATACAAACAAGCAAGACCTAAGAGCCTCCGGGTGATGGGCAGGGACTACGAGGTTAACTTTGAGAAAGAGTTAGTACTCAAGAGTCCCTCAGCAGGGCAGTGTGATAACCAGAAGATGATCATCACCATCCTTGAAGAACAACATCCATCGGAAGAATTAGATACCGTGGTTCACGAACTGATGCATGCCATCTGGCATCACATGAGTATGAGTGAGCACCCACCGGAAGAAGAAGTATTAGTACGCAAGATGGCTGGTGGATTAACTCAGGTGATCTTAGATAACCAACAGTTCAGCCGGTACATCAGCGCAGTCTATGACGAACAAATTAAAAGGAACTTTAAATGATTAGCAAACACGACATTGAAGACATGCTGCCAGCTATGGCACAACGCTTAGTAAAAGAATCATCCGGTGCTGAAGTTCCTGAGAAGGCATTGCCTAGCTTAGTTCGCTTCATGCAAGAGGTAGCCCGTGAGTGTGCTGACATTGTCCATGCTGGTGGCTCTATTGCTGCAGCGGATCGCATTGTCAAAACATTCAAGCTAGATGCTGCCCCCTGCTTCTTACTCAAGAAGACCCCCAAGGGTGGTAAGGGTGGAGCACAAGTGGAGATGAACTATGCAAGCAATCATTGATGCTGACATCCTAGCCTACCAAGCTGCCTCTACTAGTGAGAAGGCAGTGAAGTGGGACGATGATCTCTGGACACTACATGCCTATGAATCAGAAGCACAAGAGCACTTCCACGATATGGTTCTCAACATCACAGCTAAAGCCAACTGTGAGCAATCAATCCTAGTCTGGACTGATACAGAGAACTGGCGGAAGACAGTACTACCAACTTACAAAAGCAATCGTGTAGGTGTACGAAAGCCATTAGTACTCTCACCCCTACGCAAGTGGGCTCAGGAAAACTATGAATCAAGAATCATCCCAACCCTAGAGGGTGACGATGTGCTTGGTCTCATGGCTACAGATCCTGATATTGAGAGCAAGGTAGTCATTTGTTCTTTAGATAAAGACCTAAAGACCATACCCGGCAATCACTATAACTTTGGTAAAGATGAACATTTCACAGTCACTACCCACAAAGCCAATATGTACCACATGTATCAAACGCTCATTGGGGATGCTACCGATGGTTACAAAGGTTGCCCCGGTGTGGGTCCAGTGGCAGCACAAAAGATCATCGATTCCGTTAACGAACAAGCCACTCCATGGGCTAGTGAATCTACATTCGTAGCACTACTCTGGGAGGCTGTTGTTAAAGCCTACAAGAAAGCAGGACTAGGGGAAGAGGAAGCACTGTGCCAAGCACAGGTAGCTCGCATCCTCCGACATGGTGAGTATGGATTCAAATCACAACAGGTAAACCTATGGACACCGCCCATCATTCCACAAGCAGCGTAACAGCTAGAGATACCCAAGTAGGTGGCACACATTATCAAAACAAGATCCAGCCCTTCGACATCATTGATGCGTGGGAGCTGGACTTCTATGAGGGTAATGTTCTCAAGTACCTACTGAGATACAGATACAAAAACGGATCGCAAGATCTAAAGAAAGCCCAGCACTACCTACAGAAGGTAATAGAGAACTGGGAATTAAAACAACTTCCACCCCCCTAACCGGGGGTTTTTTTTATTGAGAATTCATGCAACCATCATTACGAGCACAGCTAATTACAAGACGTACATACAACAGACCTACAGATGACTCCGGAAAGAATTTTGAATCATGGGATGACACAGTCTCCCGAGTTATAGGACACCAGCTCTGGTTATGGGAGCGAGCCCAAGGCAGCTACTTAACCTATGAGCAACAAGATGAGCTGCAGGAACTCAAACAGTTAATGCTAGATCGTAAGGTGCTCACCTCAGGTAGAACCCTGTGGCTCGGTGGTACTAACGTAGCCAAGACAAGAGAAGCCTCCCAGTTCAACTGCAGCTTCACCCATGTAGAAACTATTCAGGACACAGTAGATGTTCTCTGGTTGTTACTACAGGGTTGTGGTGTTGGCTTCCGTCCCATCGTGGGACAACTTACTGGGTTCCAAGAGCCCATCAAAGATATACAAATCATTCGTAGCACCCGCACTGAGAAGGGTGGAGACGAACTAAACAAGGAAACATTTGAGAATGGTGTATGGACAATTAGAGTCGGAGACTCAGCGGAAGCATGGGCTAAATCAATTGGTAAACTTTTGGCTCACCCTTATCGTGCATCCAAGCTTGTTCTTGACTTTAGTCAGATCCGCCCTGCAGGGGAAAGGTTAAAAGGTTATGGATGGATTTCCTCAGGGGATGACTCAATCGCTAAATCGTATTTGGCTATTGCTGAGATTCTTAATAAACGTAGTAGTAGTTTGCTTACTCGTATTGACATCCTTGATATTGTTAATTGGCTTGGCACTGTCCTTAGCAGCCGTAGAAGTGCTGAGATTGCTCTGTTCAATTATGGTGAAGACGAATGGGAAGAGTTCGCCGTTGCTAAGAAAGACTTCTGGATTAACAACATGCAGCGGGCTCAAAGTAATAACAGTCTTCTCTTCAAGACTAAACCAACCCGACCCCAATTAAAAGAGATCTTCGACTTGATGGTTGAGTCGGGAGGATCTGAGCCGGGTTTCATTAACGGACAGACAGCTACCCATAGAGCCCCTTGGTTCAAAGGGTGTAACCCATGTGCAGAAATTCTGCTAGGTAACAAGAGCTTCTGTAACCTAACGGAGGTAGATGTTGGAAAATTTAAAGGGGACTCTTCAGGACTTCGTAGAGCAATTCACCTTGCAGCAAGGGCTAACTACAGGCAGACCTGTGTTAATTTATCTGACGGCATCTTGCAAGAAGGATGGCATCTCAACAACTCGTTTCTCCGACTCTGTGGAGTGGGGCTTACGGGCATCGTCAGGAGACCTGACCTTCGAGACTACGACTACATTGAACTCAATCGTACAGCTACATCAGGAGCTTACGGGATGGCTGACGAGCTTGGGTTACCACGACCTAAGAATGTTACCACCGTCAAGCCTTCCGGCACTTTGTCAAAAATTATGGACACCACAGAAGGAGTCCATAAGCCTCTTGGTAAGTATGTGTTTAACAACGTCAACTTCTCCAAGCATGACCCATTAGTACCCCTGTGTAGATCAGCGGGATACAAGGTGATTGATAACCCTATGGATCCTGAAGCTGTGCTGGTTACCTTCCCAGTTAAATGGGATGACGTTCCCTTCACGAAGTACGAGCACCCATCTGGGGTTACCCTAGAGGTAAACCTAGAGTCAGCCATTAGTCAGCTTGAGCGTTACAAGATGCTCATGAAGACTTGGTGTCAACAGAATGTGTCCGCCACTATCAGCTACTCAGTAGATGAGGTGGAGGGTATTGTTGACTGGCTGCTGGATAACTGGGACAACTATGTAGGTGTGTCATTCCTATTCCGAGCTGATCCTACAAAGACAGCCAAGGACTTGGGATACCTCTACCTACCTCAGGAAGTGGTAACCAAAGAGGCATACGAGGCATACTCCGCAACCCTTCAGCCCATTGAGATTGATCAAGGTAACTCCTTTGATGAGCTTCAGGCGGATGAATGTGCAGGTGGTGCATGTCCTATAAAGTGATTACCCGTCCCCTATGGAGGCTAAGTATATGAAGTACAAGGCATTTCCACCAATTCCCCGGGAGTTTTTACTGGCTCTGGAAGAATCCTTTCCGGACCAGTGTCCCCCTAAGGGAACCCCAGTGGATGAAATTTATTACAAGCAGGGACAGGTGAGCGTGATTGCTTTCCTCCGAGCCCAATACAAGAAACAAAACCTAAACATTTTGGAGAATTAAATATGTGCGGAGGCAAGAACAATAGTCCACCCCCACCACCACCAGCCCCACCACCAGCACCCCCAGCACCAGCCGTTCCTATGGCTCCCGCTGAGGACAGCCCAACTTCGGATGCTGCCAAGCTGAAGAAGCAGAAGGGTCGCTCAAGTCTTCGTATCGACAAGACTTCCAGCAGCGATACCTCCGGTGGTAGCACAGGTGGCTTAAATATACCTAGCTAAGGAATTCAATGGAAGACAAGAAGAATGAAGTACATAACTCTGCTGCTTCCCTGTACTCAAAGTTGGAATCTAGACGTAGTCCGTTCTTAATGCGGGCAAGGGATTGTGCTAAATACACTCTCCCTACCTTGATTAAGCCGACTCAAACTGATAATGGTGGTGCGGTTAACTATCCCACCCCATGGCAGGGTATGGGTGCTCGAGGGGTAAACAACCTCTCGTCTAAGCTTTTGCTTGCACTCTTCCCGCCCAACTCCCCATTCTTCAAACTTCAGATTGATGACTTCACTCTCGAGCAGCTAACGCAGCAAGAGGGTATGAGAGCTCAGGTTGAAGAAGGTCTAGCCAAGATTGAACGAGCAGTTCAATATGAGATCGAAGCTGGGGCAATTCGAGTAGGAGTATTTGAGGGTGTTAAACACTTAGTGACTACAGGTAACTGCCTGTTATACCTACCAGACTCTGGTGGTATCCGGGTGTTCCACCTAGATCGCTATGTTGTCCAGCGTGATGTCTATGGCAATGTCCTAGATATCGTGGTTGAGGAGATGGTGTCCCCAGCTACATTAGATGCAGAGACACAGGCATTCCTCGGTTACAACACCGATGCGGATAAAGATAAAACAGATAAAGAGTTAGATCAAGATCGTAATAATCTAGATCGTAACAAGACTGTAAAGATTTACACACACGTTTACCTTGAGGGTAACAAGTGGGAAGTCTATCAAGAGTCTAAGGGCAAACAAATCCCCGGCTCCTTTGGTACTTACCCAAAAGATAAGACACCATGGATTCCAGTTCGCTTCACAAGAGTGGATGGAGAAGACTATGGTAGGGGCTATGTTGAGGAATACCTAGGTGACATCAAGTCACTTGACGGTTTATCCCAAGCAATTGTCGAAGGTTCTGCAATCGCAGCTAAGACAGTGTTCCTCGTGAACCCTAATGGAACCACCAGCCCTCGTGATTTAAAAGAATCTGAGAATGGTGACATCATTGAGGGATTAGAGACGGATGTATCCGTACTCGGTTTAGATAAATATAATGACTATAGGGTTGCCCTAGAAACCATTAACTCCATTAATGAACGATTGTCCTATGCGTTCTTGCTTAACTCTGCTATTCAACGCAGCGGTGAGCGAGTAACGGCAGAAGAGATTCGCTACATGGCTAATGAGCTGGAGGCTGCCTTAGGCGGTATTTATTCAATACTGTCTCAAGAGTTACAGCTCCCTATTGTGAACCGTTTAATGTTCTCAATGGAGAGACAGAAGAAGCTTCCAGTGTTACCCAAAGGTACAGTAAATCCTGTTATCGTTACGGGTATGGAAGCACTTGGTCGTGGTAATGATCTGAATAAACTTCAGCAATTCCTACAGACCATTAGTTCTACCTTAGGACCTGAAGCGATGATGACTTACATTAACCCTAGTGATGCTATTACCCGAGTGGGTACAGCTCTCGGTATTGATACCAAAGGATTAGTCAAGTCTCAAGAGCAGATTCAACAGGAACAACAAGCTGCAGCACAAGCACAGCAACAGCAAATGATGATGGAGCAGGGCTTAGCCCCAGCTATCAATCAAGTTGGTAATGCTGTAACACAAGGAATGGCAGATGGCTCGAAAGAAGCTCTCGCAGCCCGGTCCAACGCTGAGTGAACCAATAGATAAGTTAGTGACGGAAGAGGAGTTAAACGCTCCTCCTCCTTCCAACCAAATCATTGAGTACATTGGTGAAGGAGCTAAGGCTATTAAATTCACACCACAACCTAAGGCTAAGATCATTCGGGTCTATGCCAAGGGGAACGTGGTTTATGTTTACTAAAGGAAGTGCATGGTAGATACCATCGTAGTACAAACACCCGAAACTAGTATGGATGCTCCAGCCGATCACAATCAGAAAATGATTGATAAGGCAGATGGAATCAATTCACCGGATTCTGGCGATAATCTGCAACAACAAGCAGACCGACCAGCATGGCTGCCGGAAAAGTTTAAATCCCCTGAAGACATGGCAAAAGCATATGCCTCGTTGGAAAGCAAATTAGGTTCACAATCGAACCAACCACAGGCTGCACCAGCAGCGGATCAAGCTACTACCCAACAAGCAGATGCTGCCTTGTCCCAACAGGGATTAGATATGAGCTCATTCACAAATGAGTTCGATACAACAGGCGAACTATCAGAAGCCTCCTATGCAAAATTAGCAAGTGCAGGATTTGATAAGAACATTGTAGATAACTACATTGAAGGACAACGGGCTCGTGCAAGTATGTACGAGGTATCCCTAAAGGATTCCGTTGGTGGTAATCAGGCTTATGGTGATATGGTGGAGTGGGCGAAAGCCACAATGACACCTGCAGAGATTGATGCATTCAATATGTCAGTCTCCTCAGCTAATCCTGAGGCAGCAAAGTTAGCTGTGGCTGGACTTAAGTCTCGCTATGAATCAGCTAATGGTCGTGAACCAAGATTACTACAGGGGAACTCCAGTGGTGGTCAGGGTGATGCATTCCAATCCCGAGCAGAGATGACTACTGCTATGAAGGATCCACGATACAAAGCTGATCCAGCGTATCGTCAAAGCGTAATTAACCGTTTATCAAGATCTAACGTCTTGTAAGCGGGAGCCTCTTGGGAAGCCCGAGAGTGCCTTTAGGTTTTACCTGTACCTTTAGTTGATCACTAAAAAACAGGTAACTACACTCAGGTCCTCTAAACGTAAGACCAGCCTTCCTCCCTTGGGCTGAAATGCGGGTTCAATTCCTGCCCTGAGTTCCACCACACTTCTACTCTTAGAGGTGGTGCAAGTCTTATCCTGAATCACACCCTTTACCCGACTGCGGTTGGACAATTCTGAGGTTCAGTGTTTTGGAGAAATAAGAGGAGCTTAGTTTTTTCCTTTTTAACTCTATATGAAAGCCCACACAAAATGGCAAACGCAACTCCGTCCCGCTTGGGACAAATTAATAGTGCTGGTGATGTTGATGCACTCTTCCTTAAAGTATTCGCTGGTGAAGTATTAACAGCCTTTGAAGAAACAAACGTAACTGCTGATAAGCACATGGTTCGCTCCATCAGCAATGGTAAGTCCGCCCAGTTCCCTATCACAGGTAAGATTGGTGCTGAGTACCATGTACCCGGTGCTGAAATCACCGGCGGTAAAGTACCAGCTAATGAGCGTGTAATCACTATTGATGACCTCTTGATTAGCAACGCATTCATCGCAAACATTGATGAAGCTAAGAACCACTACGATGTTCGCTCAATCTACTCGACTGAAATTGGTCGTGCATTGGCTTACACCTATGACAAACACATTCTTTCTCTCCTGATTCAGGCAGCCCGTGATGGCTCTCCTGTAACTGGTGAAGACGGTGGTGGCAATATTGTTGCTGCTGAAGGTTTGACTGATGACACAGGTGAGGCATTGATTGCTGCACTCTTCCAAGCTGCACAGACTTTGGATGAGAAGCACATTCCTTCCGAAGATCGCTATGCATTCTTGAACCCTGCTGCCTACTACTTGTTGGCACAGAACACCAAGATCATGAACACATTGTGGAATGGTGTTGGTAAGTACTCTGAAGCCAACGTAATGAAGGTGGCTGGTATTAACATTGTTAAGACCACTCACGCTCCTTACGGCAAAGAAGTATTATCTACTGACTTGCCTTTGGCAGGTACTGGTGGCAAATACGCTGTTGATGCAACCACAACCTTCGGTGTCGTAGCACACAAGATGGCTGTTGGTACAGTCAAGCTGTTAGATCTCTCAATGGAATCTGAGTACGACATTCGCCGTCAAGGTACATTGATGGTAGCTAAGTATGCAATGGGTCACGGTGTTCTCCGTCCTGCTGCTTCTGTTGAATTGTCAACTGCTGCTCCAGCAAAGTAATCTAGTTTTACCCTTAAGCCACTTCCCTAACCGGAGGTGGCTTTTTTTTACATTTTTAGGAAGCCCAATGCTAACCGTAACTAACGAACTTCAAGCAGTGAATATCATGCTAGGAACCATTGGCGAGTCCCCCATTAATTCCCTAGAGGAAACCTCAGGAGTTATTGATGCTGTAACTGCCCGTCAAATCTTGAATGAGAATGCAGTAGCAGTATTAACGGAAGGTTGGCAATTCAATACTGAATATGATTGGTCATTCCTCCCTAATAAAGACAGTGAGATTACAGTCCCACCTACTATCATCCAAGCCGATGCAGTGGATCGGGATGTAGATGTTGCTGTCCGGGGTACACGCTTGTATGACCTAAAGAACCATACATACAAATTTACAGCTCCAGTCAAACTGGATTGCTTAGTCCTCTTCGCTTTTGAAGAGCTCCCACAAGCAGCTAAGTACTACATCACTATTCGTGCTGCTCGTGTGTTCCAGAATCGAGTAGTTGGATCAGAGCTCCTTCAGTCATTTACTGAGAAGGATGAGGTCCGAGCACGAATTGCACTCATGCGCTACGACACCCGTAATGCTGACTACAACATGTTGAATGGTAGCTACACCGTTGCTCGCACACTACAGAGGTAACCATGGGATTAATATCTTCTGCATTACCTAGTTTTATTAATGGTGTTTCTCAACAACCATATTCCCTCCGGTTGAATACCCAAGGGGAAATCCAAGAGAATGGAATCTCCACAGTATCTCAGGGGCTCAAGAAGAGACCCCCAAGTGTGTTCCGAAATAAGATTTCAACCACACCCATAGATGATGTTTATATCCACACGATTAATCGTGATGAGACAGAGCGATATGTAATATTCCTTGCCAACGGAATCCTTAAGGTCTTTAGTATTGATGGTGTAGAGATGACAGTGAATGTTGATTCTGCAGCAGCAGCATACCTAGTAACCCCCAAGGGTGAAGCAGAAAGCTTCTCCGCTGTAACCGTGGCTGACTACACATGGATTGTAAATAAGACTGTCACTGTTCTTGAGAGTGCCACACCCACACAACCATCACCACATCCATATGAGGCTCTAATTAACGTCAAGTCCGGTAACTATGGTAAGACTTACGAGATCAAGATTGATGGTGCTGTCTCAGCTTCTTTCACCGTACCTAACGGAGATAACGCTGATCAAGCCCCACAGGTTGCAACGGACTTTATTGCTGCAAAATTAAAAGAGGGTTTAGATGCTAATGGCATCCCCAATATTACCCACGGTAATTCCATCTACATCTACAAAGATGATGCTGACTTTGACATTGAAGTAAACGATGGTTTTGGTAACAATGCCATGGTTGCTATTAAAGAGCGTACACAGAAGTTTGCTGACTTACCTACTAACCCTAAGGTTGATGGTGTGATTATTGAGATCAATGGTGAGGCTTCCTCAACCTTTGATAACTACTATGTTCGATTTACTTGTGATGAGGCTGGCTCTTCTGGTGTTTGGAAAGAGTGTGCTAAGCAGGGTATTAGTGGTGGTGTAAACCCAGCTACAATGCCCCACACATTAATCCGTCAGGCTGATGGCACATTTACATTTAAAGCTGCAGATTGGAAACCCCGCAAAGTGGGTGATGATAATTCCAATATGCAACCATCCTTCGTTACCCGTAAGATCAACGAGATGTTCTTCTATCAGAACCGGCTAGGCATTCTCTCAGATGAGAACGTCATCATGTCGGAGTCTGGAACCTACTTCAACTGGTATCGGACAACCGTTACTGCCCTAGTAGACTCAGATGTAATCGATGTGACCGCAGCGCATACCAAGGTATCCATCCTGAACTATGCCGTTCCGTATAACAGATCGCTGCTATTGTTCTCAGAACAAACCCAGTTCATTGTTCCTTCGGATACTGTTCTTTCTCCCACAACAATGACCCTGCAGGTGTCCACTGAGTATCCCTGTGATACCAAGGTGAAGCCCATATCCGCTGGTCGTAACTGTTACTTTGCTATCACCAAGGGTAACTTCACGGCACTGCGTGAGTACTACACAGATAACAACGGTGGTGGTGATGATGCTATGGAGATCACAGCTCACGTCCCCCGGTATATCCCTGCTGGTACTTATAAACTATCGGGAAGCCCTAACGAGGATACCTTTGCTCTCTTAACAAAAAAGGATCAAAACAGCGTATACATGTACAAGTACTTCTTTACCTCCTCTAACGAGAAGGCACAGAGTTCTTGGAGTCGCTGGACGTTTGGTCCTAACGATAAGATCTTGAATGTGGACTTCATTCAGTCTGTTATGTATTTAATTATTAGCAGACCTGAGGGTGTCTTCTTTGAGAGTATTGACTTATCTCTTGGATACATTGGAACCAAAGAGCCATATGCCATTCTGTTGGATAAGAAGATTCACATAATCCCATCTCCTGTAAAGGAAGCAAGGGTTATGAAGTTTGTTAAAAGAGGATTCTTTAGTGGCAGCGGGGTCACCCAGATCCCATTGGCTAGTATTCCTTATTCACCTACCGATGGTGATTACTACATTGTCACCCTTAATGATCAACGCATTCGTGCTGGTGAGTTTATTAAAGGTACTGTAGTGGGGGATAACATTGAGTTCCAAGGAGACTTCACAGATTGTGAATTAGCTTTTGGTAAGGGATATACCTTTAAATATGGTATCAGCCCAATTACCTATAAGACTCAAGCTGCCGGTGCTCAGAAGTCTGATACCGAAGGAAGATTACAAGTTCGTAAGCTTTCATTTAACTATGCTGAAGCTGGTTACTTCCGAGTGGAAGTACAACCAACAGGCAGACAAACAAACACTTACATTTATTCGGGACGAATCGTTGGACAACCTTCAGCAACAGTTGGAGCCTACTCGATTCAAACGGGGAGATTTACTGTCCCCATTCTTTCTCGCAATACCGAAGTACGAATAGATGTAATTAACGATAGTCCAGTGCCTAGTGCTCTCATTAGTGCGGACTGGGAAGGGTTATATGCTAAAAGGAGTCAGGGAGTCTAGACTCTCATTTAGACCTGCAACCTACGATGATTGTTTAGATTTAGCCCCCAGACTTCGTTCTGTAGATCAGGAAGAAGTTTGGGTTGCTAATGAGTGGTTACCTGAGGAAGCCCTAGTTGAAAGCTGGGGCAACACTAAGTTTCCATGGGCAGGAATAGTAGATGGTCAGGTTCAATTTATATTCGGGATAGGAAAAACACAGAGACCCGCAGAGGGCATTCCGTGGCTACTTGGTTCAGATGTAATCAAGGAGATATCTACAGAATTTGCAGTAAAGAGTAGACCTGTATGGGACGAAGTCTCAGAGGGATATACCTACTTTCATAACTGTGTGTGGTCTAAGAACACAGTACACATTCGCTGGTTGAAGCACCTCGGTTTCGAGTTTGCTAGAGACCCCCACCCCCTCGGTACAAACCGAGAACTCTTTTATTACTTTACCAAATATCAAGGAACATAACTATGTGCTCAACAGGCGCAATGATTGGTATGTCTATAGCATCAACGATGGGTGGGCTCTACTCACAGAACCAACAAGCTGATGCTCAAGCTGATGCCAATAAAAGACAGTATGACCAAACAATGGCTACTTACCGAGCCAATAACGAACAGGTAAATTTACAAGGTCAGCAGACTCGTGAACAAGCAATTCAACAAAAGAACAATAACAACATTGAGGCTGCTAAAGCACAAGGTAAAGCCACTAATGCTGCTGGAGCTACTGGTGCTGATGGCAATTCTGTTACTGCTTTACTTGGCGATCTCTCTGGTCAACAAGCTCGATACAACGACTCAGTCGATACTAACTATGAGTCGAGTATTGCTTCCCTAGAGAACCAAAGACAGAACGTCCATGCACAAGCTGCAAGTTCCATTAACGGATTACAAACACCCCAGATGCCAGACTACATGACTGCCGGTCTACGCATTGCTGATGCTGGTTACAAATATTATTCATAAGGAAAGCTATGGCTATCGATAGAGCGCAGACAGGGTATAGCCCCGGTCAGCAAGCAGTACAGGTCCTAGCTAACCCTAACCGTCAGGATATCAAGGTCCGCTTTGATCCCAATTCAAATAAGGCAGCCCAACTAGCTAAACAGCTAGGTGCTAACTTTGATAACATCAATCGCCTTTATGAGTATGAGGCTACGCAAGAAAGACAGGCTGCTGCTGAAACTGTTAACTCTCAGTCTCGTGATGAGTTAGCAACGCAGATTAAAGATAACTCTTATGCCCGTACAGCATCACCAGTCTATAACGCTACAGTTAAGAATCTCCACTATGCTAACGAGGCACAAGCCCAGCAGCGTGATGTTCTTACCAAGTTAAACACTGGGGAACTCCAGTTCAAAGATACTGCTGAATTAGATTCCTACTTACTTGAACAGCGAAACAACACACTCGCTGGAGCAGATAAGTATGGGATTGCTGGCTACGATAAGCAGTGGCAGCCATTCGTACAACAGGCAAGAACAGACAATGCCCGCATCCTAGCCAACCGTAAGATTGACGAAGGCATTTCTATTGCTAACGATACGCTGCGTAATGCTATTGCTGGACCAATGTCCAACGATGAAATGCGTACCAAGTTCTTAGATTCTTGGGGTAAGGTCACTGAGAAGAGTGGACCCCTCCTTACTGATAAAGCTAAGAAGGAAGCCCTCAAAGATATCACCTATGAAATGGCTCGCCAAGGTCACACCGAGGGATTAACCCACTTACTAGATACAACCCTAGATAACGGTATAAGTATTCGTGGTGTACTTGGTGGTAAAGAAGCTGCTCAATTAGAGTACACGGCTAACACAATTGCTGAATCTAAGTTCAATCGTGCTCAAGTAGATGTTAACAAGGCTGCTTCAGAAGCTTCAATGAACGCAGTTAACTCAAACATCTCATCTATGGTTGGTCAGAACCGTGGCTTTGCTGTACCTACAGAGGTATCGTATCTTAAGCCTGATGGTTCCACCGGCTACATGAAGACAGAAGAAGTTGTCTATCGAGCAATCGATGCTAAGACACAAGGTATGTCTACTGCTGGTCGCTTACAAACCTTTAACACCAACGGTGTGGTTGATAAGCAATCCCAGAACGTCATTACATCAGGTCTAAATAACTTGAACTCCATTACCTATAACGAACCGGGTAAGCCTGTAGGCGAAGTAAATCAGCAGTTCGTAGAAGCTTATGAAACCTATCAAACAGCTAAGGCTGTAGATCCAGCATACGCTGGTAAGTTGGCAGGTGATGGTGCTAAGACATTAGAAGATGTTGAGTTGCTCAAACAAACAATGGGCATGGATACTAAGGGTGCTGCCCTTGTAGTAGCTCAAGCAAGAAACAATCCCACCTACATTAATGGTAACGACAAGATTACCAAACAAGTGGATAAGGTTGTTGCTGAGTTAACCCCCGGGTTCTTTGGAAAACTATTTGGTGAAGACGAGCTAACAGGAAACATTAGCAACATTCGGGCTGATGTTAAGCGTTCCGCTGAGATCATGATTGCTCAGGGGGCAAGCCCAGAGAAAGTCATGGCAGATCTTGGTACCTACTTAGAGAAGAACACAGCCAACGTAAATGGCTCTCTGATCTACCTCCGTTCTGTTCCTATGTCCAAGAGGAGCTCTGAGGTTGTTGGTGGTTCTGTCACCCAGTTACAGCGTTTACACGAACAGATTGGTACTGACGTTGCGCTCTCTCAGGGTTACGACCCTAAGGATGTACAGATGACCGTATCCAAAGATGGTGGCTTGTATACGTTTAATGTTCAGAATCAGCCCATGCTAATTAACAATCGTCCTATGGTTCTAACCAAATCTCAGGTTGAAGATTGGATGGATAGAGACTTTGAGAACTACAAGATAGATAAGCGTTTAGAACCTAAGCGTAAAGAGTTGAATTTAGAAGTTCAAGATACTTACATGGCTGGAAGGGCAGGTAAGTCCATGTCACCCAGAGATAAGTATTTAACCTCACCTACCGGATATCGCAAGCTGGTAGAGGCAAACATGGAAGACAAACCACTCCAAGAGAAACGTGCTTGGGCTAAGAAACAGATTGATTCTGGTGCTAAGTGGTACTCCCCTTCTACCCCTGTTAAAGATTATTCAACTACGGGGGATGTCAAAAAATCCCTCGCTCCCGGTGAGGAAGTTGTTAATCAATAAGGAATAAATAATGGCAATTACGGATCAAGAAATTAATAATCCGAATGTCCGAAAGTTTTTAGATTTCATTGCCTCAGCCGAGGGAACAGATAAATATGGGTATGGTACTCAAGTAGGCAATACCCAATTTACTGACTTCTCTGCACACCCCCGGAAGACCACTGTTGTGACCGCCGATGGTCCCAGCAGTGCTGCGGGTCGTTACCAGTTCATCAAAGGTACTTGGGATGATCAGGCAAAGAAACATCAACTGTCAGACTTTGGTCCTGTCAATCAAGACAAGGCAGCAGTAGGGTTACTAAAAGATAGTGGTGCATATGAGGATGTAGTAAATGGCAACTACGGTCCAGCCATTAATAAGCTTGGTGGTATCTGGGCTTCTATGCCTTCCAGTAAATATAAGCAGCCTAAGAAGTCTTGGGACTGGACTACAGCCCAACTAGAAGGTAAGGGTATTGATCCTGCAAGGGACTTCAATGACTCTACATTTCAGAAGGGTGGTCTTACACCCTCTGAGCACATCAAGAAAGATCAAGAACGAAAGATCAAACGAGATCAGATGGGCATCGTTGGTGCTATAGGCAGCGACCTTGGTACAGGCTTTCGTGCTTCTCTGAATGACAACACCGGATACAACTGGTACACAGCTCGTGCTGGTGAGTCTGTAGAGGATCCTGACTTTAAGTGGACACCTGAGATTGCAGAAAAGTACACCAAAGATCTACCAGATAAATACTGGGACTATGTGTGGAACAACGCTACATCTGAAGCCCACGCAGCCAAGCTACAAGCCAATGCTAAAGAGTATGAGCAGGTAGAGAAGAGATACCAAGATGCAGGGTTTTCTGCTGGGGTATCCCGCATGGTTGGCGGTATGGCTGATCCAACCAACATTGCTCTTATTGGTTTAACTGCCTTTGCTCCAGAACTTGGAATCCCTATGGCAGCCTCCCGTGTAGGTCGTATTGTGGCGGGTGCAGCCGAAGGTGCTGTAACCAATATGGCACAGGAGCACCTCTTACAAAACCTTCGTCCTGAAGGATCCAATGGCACTGAAATGGTGTTCGCTGGATTGATGGGTACAGTACTTGGTGGTGTTGGTGGTCAGTGGGCGCATAGCCGGATCACTAACCAGTACACCCAAGATCTTGAGAAGGTTAATGCTTGGGGTACTAAAGAATTAGAAAGAATGTCAGCGAATGACTATGCCAATGTACGCATTGGTATTGAAGAGCGAAACCTTAGTAAGAGGTATAGCCAAGAGGAACGCAAGCTTAAAGAGGTGGAATACATCTCTGAGTACTTCCAGAAGGGTGAGCGATTAACTGCTGAGAATTTGGTTGGTCCTAAGGTTCCCGAAGGTGTGGAACTAAAAGATCCAACAGCATTCAAGAAGACTTGGAGTGATGAGTGGGATACCCCTGCAATTATTGAGAGTGGTAGCAAGAATGGGCAGGTGTTACACCTCCCACCAAACCAACCACTGGCATCACTCATAGAGTACACACGCTTACACAGCCCAAATAAAGCCATGGTAGCAATCATGGACAGGATGCTCAAAGGTATTGATTTAGAGAACATTCGATTCTTTGAAACTGGTAGCGGTACGAAGCCAGACTGGTATGCACGAAACCCACTGAAGAATGCGTTAGCTCACATTGTTACTCCTATAGGTTCTCGAGGAACTAAGTCTGGAGATGTAATTGACTTTGCTACGGTGGGTGCTCAGAAGTTAAGTAAGGGTGATCGTAAGGTTATGCAAACCGGTATGACGGATATGACATTCGTTCATGAGCTGGTACACGTCTCTGCTGTATATAAGCAGCGACTCATCCCTACTACTAAAGATAAGAACTGGGCTAAGAAGTGGAGTGTGAATCTTGACACTATTGAAGGACAACCCCACATTGCTGCTGCTGTAAAAGATCTAGATGATCTCTTCAAGCATGTAGTAAAGGAGGCTAAGAAGCAGGGCTTAACTAAGGATAACCACTACGGTTTAACTAATGCCTATGAGTTCTTGGCTGAAGGATTATCCAACCCTAGATTTCAAAAGTTACTCAGGAGTTACTCCTTAGAAGGAACCAAGTTAGATCGAGCTAATGTTCTGTCTGACTTCTTTAATAAGGTAATGGAGCTCCTCGGAATTGATAAGAGCGAAAGAACTGCTTTCCATAGATTGATGGAGTTATCTGAGCCCTTAACCGAAGGTGGTGGTATTTACCGTAAAGGTGAAATTACAGGACCTAAGGAAGGGTATCGTCCAGATCCGGATAGTAAAGCAACAGCAGAGGATGCTATAGCTGCAGAGACTGCAGAGATCCCCCAAGTATTTGGCTGGGGTCTAGCACTAGAGAACCGCCTTAATAAAGGTATTCTTCCTCCCGCTGTAAGGTCGTTAGCTCAGAAGCTATTCGGCACTACTTCTGGTTACAAGAATAATGCTGTAGTTCAATCCAATGCTTGGGATGATGCAGTTATGTTCCGTGATGGTTGGAATGCCAAGCTTAGAAAAGAAACCTTTATCTCCTTTAAAAAGTACTATGACGAAGGTGATTATAAGTTCTGGCAGCGTGGCGATGTTTTTGATCAATTCGGATTAGAGGTTAACAACTATATTCGTGGTTGGGAGGGTGACTATCACCCAGAGGTTAAGAAGGCTGGTGATGCTATTCGTAGGAATATGGCAGATCGAGTTGATGATATTAACAACCCAAACAGAACTGGTAGTGGTTGGAAGAAGGGTCTTACTGAGAAGGAAGTCCTAGATGACAAAGGTAATGTTGTAGGTTACGAAGGTAAGCTCGAGAAGAGCGACACCTATCTACCTCGTGTACATGATGCCAACAAGTGGAACACAATGGTTTCCAAGCATGGTAGGCAGCCTGTCATTGACTTCTTTGCTGCTGCTTATAAATCAGGTAGAAGCGATGGTGTTACAGATGCTGATGCTCAGATGTTTGCTAAGTGGTATGTACAAACGGTAGAGCGTTCTAAGAACCAAGCTTCAAGTGGAATCCTTACAGACATGCTCCGGGGTCAAGATAAACCCGGGCTGGTCTCTTCCTTACAGTCACAACTAGGCATTGATGAAGCTGCTGCTACACGCATGGCTAATCAGATCTTAGGTCAGACTAAGGATGACTCAGGTCGCATTGTTGCTAACTTAAAGCACCGCAATACTATTGATGAACGATTCGTAGGTCCTAAGGGTTCTGACATCGAAGGTATGACTATTAATGATTTCATTAAGACGAATGCCCTAGAGGTAACCGAGAGTTACAACAACCGGGTAGCCGGTAACGTAGCCTTGGCTAAGAACCTAGATGTCTATAAGACAGGTGACATTGACCGCTTGATTAGTGATTCTGTTAAGAATGAGTTTGGTACTAACTACCGTGAGAATGATCTTCGTAAAGCTGCAGATGATTTGCAGTTTGCCTTTGATCGTATCTTAGGTGTTCCCCAAGAGGAAGGTTTTGATCCTTGGCGCAAGGGTCTCTCCATGGTTCGTAACTTCAACGTAGCCCGACTAATGAGTGGAGCAGTATTTAACCAGATGGTTGAGACAGCTCAGATCTCTAGTACGGTTGGCTACAAGGCAATGCTACAAGCCATGCCAGAGTTTAATAAGTTAAGCCGAGACATGAAGACAGGCAAAGCACCCAATGATCTATTAGATCACCTAGAGAACTCCTTTGGTGGCGCAGGTGCTCAATTCCTACAGCGTATGGATTGGAGCAATCGCTCTGCTTGGACCGAGAACCTAGGGGATACCTCAGGGTTTCGTGCCTTAGATAAGGTGGATGCTGGTATCTCAGAGATGGCAAAAAAGACCCTTGACTGGACGGGTATGAGTGGGATGATGGTTCAACAATCTCGCATTCATGCTACAGCACTAGTTAATGGGTTCGTTGAGCTTGCTAATGGTGTAGATCGTGGAGCTGGTAAGTTTCTAACTAAAGAGCGTTTAGCTTGGATGGGTCTCAGTGAAAATGATTTTAATACGCTGAAGTCCACACTTAAAGACCTCACTAGCGATGGTGCTGGAAACATTAAAGATGTGTCTAAGCAAGTTGATTGGGATAAGTTCGCTGCAGATCACCCAGAAATTCATCATAAGTTTATGAGGGCTATCTGGAGGGAATCCCGTAGGGTTATCCAAGAGAACGACTTAGGGTCAATGATTCCTTTCATGGGATCAACGCTAGGTAAGACTGCATTCCAGTTTATGAACTTCGGTATGCAAGCTTGGAATAAGCAGCTCATGTTTAGTGCTAATCACATGGATACATCAACCATGATGGGTATGCTTCAAGGAACCCTATATGGATCAATCATCTACTCTGCTCGTGCCTACCAACAGTCTATCGGAATGGAAGAAGAGAAAAAGCAGGAATTCCTAGAGGAACGCTTAGGTAACCCAGCGAAGATTGTTCTTCGTGGTTGGGGTCGTACAGGTGCTTCATCCATGATTCCTAATCTAGTAACACTTGGTGGTGTTGATTGGTTCCAAGGCGGTAGAACAACTACTGACTTGTCTGGACTAATGTCTAACCCGACATGGGCTTTGGCAAACAGCGTAATCACTGGTGCTAAGAAAGGGATTAGTAACGCTGTTAGTTCTGAAACACAAACAACCGAAGCGGATGTCAAGGCATTGTTTAGGATCATGCCTCTACACAATCTCATGGGAGTTAACACACTTCTAAACGGGGTTGCTAATGATTTCCCCACTGAGAAAGCAGAACAGTAATACATAACCCCCCTTCACTGGGGGGTTTCTTTAAACATAAACTAGGAGAGTCCTTCTGTGGCTTACAGTTATATAAAATATACCGGAGATGGTTCTCAGACGGATTTCACATTCGCCTTTGCATACTTCGATACTAGCCATGTCCATGTATTAGTTGACGGAATTGACGTTGACTTTGTGTGGCTCAATGCTCAAACAATCCAATGCGTAACAGCACCTGCTGCTGGTACGAAAGTAGTAGTTATGCGTAATACACCTAAGGAAGAGCCACCTGTAGATTTCACGGATGGGTCTATTCTCTTAGAAAGAGACCTAGATACTTTAGTTCTCTATAACCTCTATATCTCACAAGAAGCAATCGACCAAGCCCAGCTCGGCATTCAACAGAATGCTCTAGGTCAGTGGGATGCTAAAAACTTAAACATTGTTAATCTCGCTGATGGTGTAGAACCCGGCGATGCAATTAACAAGAGACAACTGGATTATGAATATCCAGCAGTGAAGACTGTTGCTGACAACATGCCAGCAGTAGTTACTGTATCCGAGAACATTCCTGTCATTACTGAAGCTGCTACTTTAGTTCCTCATGCTGCTGCTATTGATACAGTGGCAAACAACCTGACAGATATCAACTCATTTAAAGATACCTACTTCATTGGACCAACGGCTCCAACACAAGCGGTAACTCTGGGTGACCTCTGGTTTGACACTGCTGGTAACCGAATGATGGTGTTTGGTAATGGTGGCTGGATGAATGCAGGTAGTTCTATTAACGGAACATCTAATCGTTCTGTCCAAGTATTGACTGAAGGTCAAACAGAAGTATCTGGTTTCGTGTATGACTCCATCTATTTGGATGTATACCTTAACGGTAATAAATTAAATCCATTAACTGACTTCATTGCTGAGACAGGTTCAAGCATTACGCTGACAGAACCTGCTCATGCTGGGGATGTTATCGATTGCGTAGCATACGGAACCTTTGCGGTAGTCCGTGGTGCTGGTGGTAGTACAGGTTGGGGTGGTACTCCAATAGGTACTATTGCAATGTGGGCGGGGCAACTAAGCAACATCCCACAAGGCTGGATGCCATGTGACGGTATCGATGGTCGACCAGATTTACGCAACAGATTTGTTGTAGGTGCTGGTGATCTATATGCTGCTGGTAGTACTGGTGGTTTCTTAAATGCTACTTTGCCTACACATACTCATGAATTAATTCAGAGTCGTTCAGTAGCTACAGGTACTACTGATACAGCGGGTGAACACACCCACACCTCACAAGGCAACGGTGCTCCAAACGGTGGTGGTGCAGGTTCGGCATATACTTCTGGCGGTAATTCTCCACACACTATTAATGCTGGTGGGTCTCATTCCCACACATTCACATTAGATATCCAAGGTGGTGTCTCTGGTTTGAATTCAGCAGGTGAAGATCCTACAGGTAAGAACCTACCTCCGTACTATGCCTTGATGTACATCATCAAGATCACTGGTGATATAACTGATGGTCCTACAGGTCCTCAGGGTCCAGTGGGTCCAGCCGGAGCCTCTGCAGTTACTGGAGCAATCCAACACTTTGCTTTACGCACAGCCCCTACAGGTTGGTTAGCAGCGGATGGTTCTGCTGTAAGCCGTACTGACTATGCTGCTCTTTATACAGCAATGGGAGATACCTTTGGTGCTGGTGATGGTTCATCCACATTTAACTTACCCAACTTAATTGGTAAGTTCTTACAGGGTGTTAGTGGTGATGCTGTAGGTACTACAGGCGGTTCTGCTAATGCTGTTGTTGTGTCACACAGTCACGATGTAGCAATTACGGATCCGGGTCACAGCCACGCACAGTGGTGTGATAGCGATATGGATGGTAATGCTAATGGTGGTCCAAGACCTGCCCGGAAAGAGTTTCAAAACACCGAGCATATTGTAGCAAACACTACAGGCATCACAGCTTCGGCTACTGCTGCAGGTGAAGATGGTACGGGTAAAAACATTCCCCCATATGTTGGCTTACTGCCATGTATTAAGACTTAAAGGAACTCTATGTCAACAATAACAAGAGAATCAGCCGATGTTCTACGGCTAATAGAACAACGAGGGTTCCCCATTG